GGAATCAGGGATTAGCAGGTTGATCACCTCACCCGCCTCACTGGCAAACTCACGGGTCTGCCCCTTGGCGCTGGATTGAGCGATGAGGAACCCACCCCAGTGCTCAGCATCTGGCTGATAAGGGGCCAGGAGGATGGCATCTTGGGCGGCCCAGCACAGCCGAGGAGGTGCTTTTGTGCCCTTGCCCTGCGTCATCAGCTCCTGCATCCATGGCCCATCCAGAACGAAGCCCGGAAGCAGTTCAAGCTCAATCAGCGCCAGCAGCGCCGCCCCCGCCTCACTCGGCGGCCGTGGCTCCTCTCCAACCTGCCCCCACAGGAAGAAGTCGGACAACTTCAGGGGCTCACGGTCTGGCTCACCTCCAGCGGCAGCCAACGCGATGCGGTTGCCCTGTGCCTGGAGCAGGGCAATCCTCGCTACGGCTCGTTCTTCGTGGTGAAGCCGGAGCCTTTCAGCCTCGTAGCCCTCTTTGGCCGCCTGGAGGACGTAGGCGCCGGGGAGGCGTCCGAAGGCTGCGCGGCTGAATTCAGGTCGTCCGGGCCAGAGGCGGGCGCAATCCCAGTAGAGCTGAGGCCAGTTGGGGCGGCGGCAATCAACTGGCTCAGCTCTCCCAGCTTTCCCAGGTCGCCCTCCAAGCGCTTCGTCTGCGCCTCCACGTCAACAGCACCCATGCCATCGCGCTCTTCCTGTTGCTCAAAGGCAATGATTTGCTCCTGAAGCGGGAATGGCAAGGCGCTGCTCTGCTCATCGCTCCAGCCCGGCCGCAAGCGGTTCATGATCACGGTGCACTGCCGCACCCTGACGCGGGTGTCAACCGAAAGGGCGGCAGAGAGAAACTTATCAATAATTGGCTTGTGTTTGATAGTTACATCAAGGTCTTCTTCGTTGAGTTTGACCTTTTCGCCCTGCCCCCTGTCTATTAAATAGGCAAGGGTTAGCAGCGCATAGCAGCGCCGTGGATTCCAGTTTTCTTCGTCACCAATGGCACGGTAAAGCTCACCAGATGAATTGATAGCGGCTTGGTACTGCAAGTTGCCGGGGTCAATCTGGCCGATCTGGTGGTGCTCATCGGCAGTCAGGTAGCCAAGTTTGGGGATCTCAAACCTCCCCCCACACCACTCGATCACTTGAACCCGCTGCTCAGGCAGTTGTGGTTCCTGCTGCCAAGGGATCAGGTCTAGCGCTGTTTTCTCCATGAGCTGATGAACGCTGCCTTATAGACTTCCTTGTAATTATAGGGCTCAATGCCAGGAACAAGGATCCTACCAAGCACGGCATCTGTCCACGGCCTTGCCGGCAGGTTGACCGTCCGCGTCTTGTCGCCCCATGGGTGGATGTTTGCGCCATAGTGCACGGCAGTGGCATAGCCCACGGCCCAGCGGAATGTGCCCATGGTGCCGTTGACACTGAAGTAATTGGAAGCCCTCAGGGTACCTAGGTCCACGATGTTGCGAGGCGAGCCGACTACCTTTCCTGGCGTGCGCGTGCCATCGCGGCGATAGGTTGAACCCCGGACGGTCTCACGCGGCCATTGCCAGACGGGCGAGCCGATCGCATCTTGAAAGGCACTGTTCAGCTCAGGGAAGACAACTCGCGCCGCCGCTTGCGCCGCCCGCTGGCTTTTACCTGCAACATCAATGTTGACCTGCACGCTGATCCGGCTCTTCAGCTTCACCTGCCTGCCGCAAAAATGCCGGTGAATTCATCACCCGCCAATTCACGAACTAGGCCATCAATCCCGCCCTCGGGGGAGAGTGTGGCGATCGTGATGTGACCGATCTCAGCCTGCCCCACGGCCGGCAAGGCGGAAAGGTTCCCGATGAAGGTCTGAAGTTTTTCACCTCGCGGCAGACCGGCAGGCCTGAGCCCGGTTTCGTCCCATGTCCAGGAGGCCCCGGAATCGAGCCAGGAGGCCCCGGATGGAACCACGGCCCAGCGGGTGAGGTTGCCGCTGATGGAGCTTCCAGAGACCGCCTGAGCACCGATGACCTGCTCACCGCTGTCCCCCAGCTCGTCTAGGTAGGCCTCAATCACCACCAGATCTACTGTGGCGCGGGTGCCATCGCGGAGGCTGGTGACGGCTGCAATGGGTCGCTCCCAGGCCATGCGGATGGAAGCGAAGGGGGCAAAAGGGGTTGCCATTAGAAGCTGCCTACCCTGCGCTTGCGCGTTTTCTTGGGTGCATAGTCAGCGGGGAGGGATGTTTTTTTGAACCGCCGATTGGCCCTCTTCATTTCCCATTTGTCTTTCGCCTTCCGACCTGCCGCGACACTCGCGCCGCCAGACTCCTTCATTGCTGGCTTGGTTGCCTTTTTGGCGGGTGCCTTCTTGCCACTGGCCAGGAATTGTTTCACCAGCTCCTTGCTGCGGCCTTTTGATGTAGCAGGGCTGGCAGACTTGGCCTTCTTTGCGGCGCTACCACGGACCACGCCGCGCATGGCTGGCCCCTGGCGCTTGGAGCTTTCCATCGCGCTGGACAACTTGGTCTTGGCGCGGGTGACGGCTCCAGCCTGTTGACGACTGGCGCCGGGCACGTTTTTGGCTTTCGATCGCTTGAGGGAGCTGCGTGCGGCCAGGGTGCCGCCCTTCATCGCGCCGCTCTTGCCGCCACCGGAGGCGAAGCGCCCGTTGGCATCCCGTGTGTAAGTGCGCTTGCCGCCGCCTTTGGCCATGGTGAGTTGTGCTACTGACTGAGTTTTCCCGCCGTCAGCCCCGGATCAGCACGCCGCCGCCCATGCCGTCCGCGCCAGACGTGTGGACGTTCAGCGCCCGGGCAATCCGCCGAGTAAGGGTGCTGATCCGCTCCTCTCGCTGGCCCTGTGCCGTTGCGCGTGGGTTAGAGCCGAATTCGTATTTCACCTTGTCCAGGCTGGTGTCCCATTGCAACGTCTTGGCCTGGCTCAGCTTGTCATCGCGGGTGAGCGTTTTGCCGGGGGCGAGGCCCTCGTAGCTGGTGGCGTTGCCCAGGTGCGCGATACCAGAATCCACCTCGTCCGACCCGGTTTCCTCAAGGGTGACAATTTCATCCAGCCACGCCTGAACCTGCGCAACGCTGGGAGGATCCACGGAGGCGACGGAGTTCATCTGCGTGGACAGATACACCATGGCCTCGTCGCTGGCGGGCAGGTCGAGGTAAGCGCGCAGCAGGGAGCGATCCTGCACCGTGCGCCCGCTGTTCGGCCCCCACAGGGCGTTCAGATTGGGGAGTGCCATGTCAAGACGCGGAGCGGAGGCAGCCCAGCCAGTGTCGCTGTTCAGGCGCGAGGCAGCCGTTGACCTGTCGCGCAGCCCGCGCCGCCGCGTCATCGGTCTCGCTCTGCTCCCAGATCATCCGCAGTGCCTGCAATGCTGCTGGCTTGGAGCGCTTCTCGACCGCGACGGTCAGCGCCAGCGCCAGGCGCAGGGTTGGAGGGAGGGCCATATCGGTCAGATGCTGCCTTAGTTTTCCCGGCCAGCGGATCCAGCTCGTTTGGGGGATTGTGACAGTTTGTGAAGGAGGGGGGCGCAAGGGCGGTAGGTCGTCGTTACAGTGTGGTCATCGGGAGGCAACCGCCTCTCACGGGGCTCAAACCCCTGGCCCGTGGGGAGCCTGCCAGATTGTCGGCATTCCCCACACACCATTCACTCGCCACCCGCACCATGGCCGAAAAGCGCTTCTATCCGATGAATTGCCGATCTCTGTATTGCGGCGAGGTGTCTTGCCCGGCAACCTGCCCAAATCTGCCCGAACTTCAGGCGTTCAAGGCTTGGAAAGAGCGCACTCGCGCAGTTAAGGTCGATCATGTCTGGAGTCCTAATTGCTACAGGGCGACCATCTGATCCCACGGCCAGCCGGGGCCTATCCCGGCAACCCTGTAAACAATCACCCAATCGCTCGCCATGACTCTCTACGGATTCTATTCAGCCCAAGCCGCAAAGTCTTATCGCTCATTTATTTACACTACCCCTGACGGGAGAGAGGTTGAGGTGACGCTGGCAACTTCCTCGACAAAGCCTGACTACCGTTGGCCCGATACAGTTTTCGTGGGTCCTGTTGTTAATTTTGTGAGAGAAGTAAATGCCTGATTTTCCTTATACCATCCACATACCAACGCAACTTGAAGCACTGAGCTCCGGCTTCCAGCGAGTTGGCCAGGCCGCCAAGGTGGCAGTAGATCAGATTGTTGACGCCTTCACTGCTGTCATGGCCGACGAAGCCGGACAGCGCAGGCGGAGAGGCCCCAGCATCGGCCGGAAGCGCCGCACACGCAGGGCCAGGGGGCGGGGGCAGGCCGATGCCTAACCCCACCCCACATCCCTGGCGGGTACTGCTCGCTCTGGGCGGCCGGTCCGAGACCCTGGAGTTGTTCGCCCGCGACCATGGCCATGCCCTGGCGTCTGCCTGGGAGCTGACGGGGCTGGGACCCGGCGCTGCTGTGGTCCGGTGCCAGCGGCTGAGCGACTGGTGATCCCTAGCGGTCGCTTCAACCCAAACCCACACCTAAACAGACAACAAAATCATCACACACATCACAATCACTGACCATGAATTGCAAGTATCTCAAAGCTGAAGACCAAGTTTATTTGATCGAGCAGGCAAAGCAATCAAACACAGCCCGCTATGTCAAAGTGGTAAAAGTTGGTAGAAAATATGGCTACATCTTGAGGCGTGGGCGTGAAGAACCATTTGACCTGCTTACGGGTCAAAGCGTGCACAATGACTCAAACGCTCGCTGGAATGGCCATGGCTTTGATGTTTGGCCCTGCAAAGAGTCGTATGATGAGCATATCGCCAAGCTGGAGGAGCGACAGCGGTTGTCTATACGCATTGCGTCCTTAAGCCGCAACCAGTACAGACCAAAGCTCGATCACGCCTCCCCCGAACTTGTGGCCGATCTCCACTCTGTCCTAGATCGTCATGGCATCCAGTAGTTACAACAAAACAGCCCGCCTACGCAAGGCGGGTAAGCTGCCCGCCGTGGTGCGCCTCAAGTGCGACACATGCCCACGAATCCACCGTGGCAAGCATGGTGGCATCTGCCCGCGATGCTGGGAAAAGGCGACGGAAGAGGGGAGGAAAGCGCGGCGAGATAGAGTAGCTAAATTCAGGCGCAACAAAAAACAGCAATCTCAAGACAAGCCATTTCCGTAGCCCCACGAAAATGGTCTCACCCCACCGGCTGCGGCGCTTGCTTGATGTCTGGGTAGCGCCGCTTTTCGCTGGCCGAGGGCTTAAGTACGGCATCTTCCAGCACTTTGGAAGCCCGCTCAAAGGGCCATTTTTTGGATGCGGCGAATTCATCTGTTAGATCCTTCCTAGCCTTTTCCCAGTAGTCATCGCGCAACAAAACAGCACGCAACTTTGGATCTGATTCTTCTACGGCATCAGTGGAGACCGGGGAGATTGAGCACCTGCAGCGGGGATGCAGCGTGCCCACCATTTGATCTAGGCGATAGATCCGGCCATGGCGCGAAGCACACACGCGGCAGGTTCGCCAGGATCGTCGCTCATCCTTCGTCGCGATCCACCGGCCATAGGTAAAGCCGTTCCGCGCCGCTGAGGCCTTCTGCGCGTCCACATAGGCGTTTGCGATCTCAGACTGTGCAATCAGCTCAGCCCGCTGTTTGAGCCCCATGATGTCGTTGAGCCCTTGCGGATCCCTGGCGCCCAGCAGCGCGGTCTTGATCTGCTGCTCAAGCTTACGCGGCCCCGCGCCCCGGCCAATGCCATCAGTGACGATGCGGGTCACATTGTCCCGGAAGGCCTCCACCTCCCCTCGGATGTAGGCGGTTGCGGTGGCCGCAGCGGCCTTGACCGCTTCGCTGGAGGCCCCCACGAAGACGCCTTTGGGATCTGGCAGGGATGGATCAGCCTCCCGCGCCAGCTGCTGGCCAAGGTCGCCTCCCAGTGCCACGGCCTCCTCGAAGGAGGCCTTCAGCGCCCGCTCAATGGCCCGGAGCTGCGAATCTGGAACAAAGCCCTGGGAAAGCTTGATCAGCTCGGCGAATTTGGCGGAGCCATCCTGGATCGAATAGGAGCCAGGGCGGCGGGTGACGCCATCGGCGCTCTGCTGGTCTGGGAGGGAGGGGTCAACATATTGGCCGTAGTAGCGCCTGAGACTCCTGAGCAGGGCCATGAGCGACCGCTGCAGCGCGGCGGTGGTGTTGATCGCGGCGCGGGCTTCGATCGCCTTGAGGGCGTCGGCGTAGTCGTCGGCGAGCTGGAGTTCGGAGGGCATGGGTTAGCGGCGGCGACTGCGGCTCCGGCGCTTACTCCCGAACGATGGCGAAGTTGCTGTCCTTTGCCTTTGCCGCGTGCCAAACACGGAAGCGCTGCCATAGTTAACATAGAAAGCCCGTGCGGCGGCTGCGGTCCTGTCTGCGCGAGCCTGCCGCATATTGCTCGCTGCATAGCGCTTGTCCCAGGCAGTCGCTCGACGCTGTGCCCCGGTCAGCGCGTTCTCCCTATCTGACTCATTGATGGCGCGGCGGAGTGGCGCACCCTTGGCCCGCTTGAGGCGAGCCATAAACGCATCGCCATCAAGGCGGGATCGCTGCTTGCGGGCCTTTGCCGCCCTCCGTACCGCCAACGCCCCCGGCTTCAGTCCCTTCGGCTTGGCGACGGTGCCTGGCGTGCGGGGGAGGGTGGTGCGGCTGCCTTTGGCGCGGGTGGGGTTGGGGGTGGGAGTTGAGCGACGAGGTTGATTGCTGGGTGGCAGGAGGAGGCCCTTTTCTCGCGCACGATCGCGACTCTTCTTTGCAAACCCTGCCGCAAGATCTCTTAGTGCCGGTGTAGTATCTTTTTTTGATTTTGTAGTAGATTTACGCTGATTTTTTGGCAGTGGCTTGGACAGTGATTTGTTTAGGGTTGGCAATAAGTCTTGCTTGCTGTATTGCTTGCTTGGATCACGCGAGCCAACTCCCCTGCGTGAAATTACAGACTTCGCAAAATTGGATACTGCAAGAGTCCTGGCCAGCTTTTGTTCTTGATTCTTACTTGTGCTTTCGCGTGATGCCCGCTCAACATTAGCTGTGATTCTGTCTATAATCCGCTCACCCTTGGTCTTTGCCGAAGCCGTCTTGCTTGTTGCGCCAGGCTTTGCTACTGGCAACGCCTTCTTCGCTCCCTTCAGCGCCTTCCCGCTTTTCCTTCCGCTCACCTTCGGCGTTGCATCGCGCACGATCGCGGCCATCTCCCGAGCGGTCCTGGCATCGCTCTGCGCCAGCTCCCGCAGGCCCGCCCGCAGGGTGTCGGCCACCTTCCCTTTCTTGGCCGTGGCACGAACCCTGGCGCCCGCCTCCTTGCCCGCCTTGGCGCCAGTTGCCGCGGGCCGCACCTTCTGCCCGGTGATCGCCTCGATCTCCCGGAT